TCACTAACACTAACTAACTCCCAAATACATCACCTAACACTTGCTTAGTTTGCTCAAGCGTTCTTTCCTTGCGCTTACCAACATAGATTAGCTGATTATCATCGTTCCTACCAGGCTTAGGAGCAAACGCTCTTACACCATCCATATCAGCGATGGAATCTTCTATATCGTCTAAGTGCTGGCTATCAAACATACTAAGGTCTATTAGTACATTTATTCCATCGCCCTTATCACTAACAAACCAACGAGCTGTATTGCTTTTAACCCAACTATCTAATAAATCTACAAGCTTATTCATAACACACCATCCTTTCTATTGTTTTTAAGTTATCATTTCGAAAAGGGGCCGAGCGAGCGGTAGCGAGCGAGAGGTGGTGTTTTACGCTGTGTGTAGTGGGTATGTAGTGGTATATAAGTGAACTTCAACAAGTAATGGGGGGTACTGGCGTAAAATTCAACCGGTAGGTTGTAGTGTATTTCTCCCACTCGCATTCTACAGATATTTTTTTGAAATATTTTTTTATTTCATTTTTTAGCATTTATGTGTATATTATGCTACCAAAATGGCAAACAAACCAAAACATAGAGTAACACGCTACAACCCTAGACCTGATATGGTCACAAATGAGCCACAGAGCGCATTATTTGATGCTATGAAGGATATGGGTAGAACTAGTATGAAAATTAGCGATATACCTAAGTTTTTAAAAGAAACTAAAAAAGAGCTAAATAAGGGGAAATAAGTGGCTACAACACTAAAGACTGCATCGTTAGTAACTAAGATAATTGAGAAGCTAACTCTAAATGGCAAAGATTTCGGCAATACTACTACTAAAACTCTATCTGGGATAAAGGATTGTTCTCAAAGGATTATACGAGTATTAAGTGCTACAAATGGTACTCAGATATACGCTGGTGGAGCCGCAGTAGGTCCAGGAACCTTTATTTCTGCTAATGTACAGTACATAAGGATTACCAATTTAGACGCTTCTAATTATGTAATTCTACATCTAGAAGGTAATAGTCACTATTCTCAAATCAAGTTAGAAGCTGGTAAGAGCTTTTTACTACCTACCCCAGTAGGATTTGATATGAATGCAGACATAGACAATTTTTCATCAGAAACAATAACTAAAATAGAAGCTAAGGCTAATACTGCAGATGTTGATGTAGAAGTCTTTGTAGCTAGTAAATAGGAGATTTAATGGCAAGTTTAACGGCAACCATAACTGAAGCAATAACATTGAATGGTAAAGACCAAGGTGGTACATATGCTACTACCATTTCTGGTGTAAACGATATATACAAGAGAATAGTAACTGTACCATCAGGAGGTGATACTACGATTGCTTCATTTCAGACTGCAGTATCTACATCTGACAACGCATTAGACTTAGAAAATGTAAAATACATTAGAGTTACCAACATAGATGGGAGTAACCCTGTTAATCTTTCCTTGCAGATAGCAGGTGGTGAGGATGGTACTGGTAATATGTCTACTACAGTACTACTAGAGGCAGGAAGAAGCTTTATGCTGGGTACTGTACATGATGGTATAGCAACAAGTGATGCTAATGCTACTATAGTAACTGCATTAACTGACTTAGAAAGCATTTTAGTGGACTCGCTAAGTGCGAATGTGCAATTAGAAGTCTTAATAGCGACAGGATAGGAGTAATATGGCTGAATTAACACCTGGAATGCAAATGACACGTACTTATGAAGGTAGTAAGCCCTACGTATATGTTGATGGTGAGGGGTTTTTTACTTCTGGTACTGGTCATCTTTTAACAGCAGAAGAAAGAGCTAAATATGGACTACCTGACAAGGGGGAACCTGGAACAGAATATAAAGACCTTATAGTAGATGATGCTGATGAGACATATATGAAAGACTACTTAGAGGCCCAAGGAGATGCACAGAGATTTTTTGGAGATAAATGGGACTCTATGCCACAAAAGGCAAGAGATGTAGGTACTGATTTAGCTTTTAACTTAGGAGCAACTAAGCTCCAGAAGTTTCCAGGATTTAGAGATGCATTAGCATCAGGGGACTATGAATTGGCAGCAAATCAACTAAGATATAAGAATCCTTTAGCCATGGAAGGTGAAGAGAATTATGGAGTTGAGAGTGATTGGTGGACTCAAACTGGAGGAAGAGGGACATACCAAGGCCCAGAGAATAGAGCTATCTCTACATATAATAGATTATCTAATATGTATCAAGACGATATAGTTACTCCAGAACATCAAGAGGCTTTTACTCCTAGAGAGGAGACTCTAAGGAAGTATTGGAGTTATCATGGCGGAAAGATGAAATAAGCCTAAAAAATTATGTACACAATAACCATTAATCATAGGGATGGTAATACAAAAACCTATAAAATATTCAGGAAAGAGGAAGCGGAGAAAGAAGGAATCGACTTTGTCTACTGGAAAGACGCCCAAAAAGGGGATTATGCCATATCTGATGATAATTATGTGGCATATGTTATAAACAGGACTGAATATAACACGAAGGCAAAAGAAAGTGTCTACTTTAGGTTTCCGTGGGGATATACGTTTTACAACCCTAAATATAAAACAAAAAAGCTAAAAGTAGCTGGTAGGAAGAGTAATACCACTTTAACAGGTAAAAGACCTATTGAAATTATAGCAGGTAAAGATTACATGAAGAACCTAGCTATGGTTCGAGCTTTACTACATGATGATAATCTTGCTATTGATTGGGTATTTGGCTCTACCACCCCTAGTGAGCATAGAAAATATAAACGATACATGAAATCGGAGGCATTTAAGAAGATGGTAAAAGAAGAACTCTCAGAATATCTTAAAGAACACGACTTAACAGAGCATTATACTCTAGAGCTACTTAAAGAAGGTATAGAGATAGCTAGAGAGAAGAAGGATGTTCCTGGTATTATGCGTGCTGTAGAGAACCTACAGGATATGCATGGTATGAAGGATAAGCATTTAGTTAAGACTACAGAAAGATTAGAAGCACATTCTTCTACTAAGCTTATAGATGAATTAAAGCAAGAAGAAAGCAGTCTTATAGCACAAAGAACTACAACCAAAGATGAAGGTTAGTGGATTACGAAGAAAGATACGAAAAGCTTCAGGCATTAAAGAAGCTTAAGGATAACATGCCGTTGTTTGGAAGGTTCTGCTTCCCAACGGCCCTCCGAAAAATAACCCCACCATTTCACCACGAGGTTTATAGAGACCTCTCTGACGATAGTGTGCGAAGGGTGTTGATAGCTGCTCCTCGTGGAACAGCGAAGAGCACTGTCACCACTCTGATTTACCCACTATGGAAAGTAGCTTTTAAGCGAAGTGATGAAGACTTATTTATAGTCATCATATCAGAGTCACAGGCACAGTCTATAAACTTTTTATCTCGTATTAAATATCACTTAGGTCATAGTGATAAGTTTAAGGAGATATTTGGTGATTTTGGTCCAGCTACAGCAAAGAGATGGACAAATAACGATATTGTACTAGCAAATGGAGCTCGTATAATAGCTGTAGGTACAGGACAAAGAGTTAGGGGATTCATAGAAGGTGATACTAGACCGAATCTAATAATAGTAGATGATTTCGAGTCTGAGCTAAATGCATTCACCATGGAGGCAAGGGCAAAGAATAGGAAGTGGATAACTGAAGCTGTTATCCCTTCTTTGTCTGATGAAGGTAAAATAGCTATGATAGGAACGGTTATATCTGAAGACTGCTTCTTATATTGGGCTAAAGACTCTCCAGCATGGAAAGTATTATGGTATTCTATATGGGATGAGGATGAAAAGAGTATTTGGCCTGAAAGATTTCCTAAATCACGTATTATGGAAATAAAAAGAGAATTTGAGTCAGTTGGTAACTTAAATGGATTCTATCAAGAATACATGAATATAGCTCAATCTCCTGATAATGCGCCATTTAAACCTGAATGGATGCAACTACATCATTATGATTTTGAAAGAATAAATGGGCAGAACTGCCTAGTAAGGGAGGTTGGAGATGAAAGAAAAGTTAAACCCGTGGAAATATACTCAGGCGTCGACCCTGCAAGCTCTTTGGCAGCTACTGCAGACTTCTTTGTCATTGCTACTATCGCAGTTGATAGTGATAACAATAAGTATGTCGTTGATTTGTTTAGGAATAGGATATCCCCTGCTGAGCAACCTGGTAAGATTATTGAGATATATAAAAAGTTCCGTCCTAAAAGAATGAACATAGAGACTACTGGGTATCAGGAAGCATTAAGAACTGCAGTTAGGGAACTTATGCTGGAAGATAATTTGTATATCCCAGGATTGGAGAAAGGTGTTAAACCACGAAATCGTAAATCAGAACGATTATTATCACTTGTTCCTATGTTTGCAAAGAAAGCATTCTTTTGGAGGACAGAAGATTTAGTAGGGCAACAAGAGTTCTTATCATACCCAAGAGGTAAGCATGATGATGTTATGGATGCGATATGGACTGCACTGGAACGACACAAGCCTTGTAGGGTAGTAGAATTTGACGAAAATAAGAAAATTGATACAATAAAAAAGAAAAGTATTGATTGGATGACTTTATAGTAACTAAATTAGGTTGGCTAATTATAGGAAGATTTATCATTTATGGCAGAATATAGCAAAGACAAGAAATCTAACGATATAGTAACTGAAACCAGGCAACTATATCAGGATTATTCTAAGGCTAGAGACCTATGGGCTCGTAACGCCAAAGAAGACAAAGAGTTTCGCCTAGGTAAGCAATGGACAGAAGAACAGAAGAATGTCCTTGAAGGCCGTGGGCAAGCTCCTATTGTTGTTAATAGAATACATCCTGCTGTAGAAACTGCGAAATCAATGATTACAGCTAACAGACCATCCTTTAGATGCGCTGCTAGAGAAGATTCAGATAATAGAGTAGCCAGAGTTATGTCTGAGTTACTTTCTTATATGTACGATATATCAGATGGACGGGCCGTAGTAAGGCAAGTTGTTGATGATTATTATGTAATGGGTGTCGGATATATGCACGTATACCAAGACCCTATGATGGACATGGGTAAGGGTGAGGTTTGTTTCCACGACTTAGACCCATTAGATGTATATGTAGACCCTAATAGCCAGCATCGTTTCTTTGATGATGCAGAGAATGTTATAGTTTCTAGATTATTTACTAGAGACCAAGCAAAGAAAATGTGGCCTTTCTACAAAAAGGCTATAGATAACGCTTCTAGCGAACAAGATTGGAATAGACCAGAAACTGGAAGAAAAGAAGCTAATGGTAGTGAAATACATTTTATGGAAGATACAAGCTTTCAAAGTCAGAGAACTGACGAATATGTTCGTGGCTATGAAAGATATTATAAAATTCATATAGATGAATATAGAATATTCGAGAAATTTAGTGGTCAAGAAGATTTGATAAGTCAGGAAGACTACGAAGCTTATATACAGCAACCTGCATGGAAGATAGAAGGAACTATAGTTGTAGATGAACAAGCTGCTCAGCAGTTAATACAGCAACTAGAAATGCAGCGTGAACAACAAATACAGCAAGAAGCAATGATTAATTCTCAGAGCATGGAGCAATTGGGCTATGATGCATCTGCTGAACTACCAGAAACTAAAATACCTCCAATTAGCGTTGAGCAGGTTACTTATGCTGATTTAATTCAAGAAGGTGCTATAGAGGTCGTTAAAGTACTTAGCACTAAGATTAAACTATGTGTTATCATAGGCGAAACAAAACTATATGAAAGAATACTACCGACAGATAGATATCCAGTAGTACCTTTTATGAATATTCACACAAGAACGCCATATCCTATGTCAGATGTACGAATCGTCAAAGGAATGCAAGAATATATAAATAAAACACGTTCATTAATAATAGCTCATGCGACTACGAGTACTAATACTAAGATACTCGTCCCAGAGGGTAGTGTCGATATGAAAGAATTTGAAGAGAAATGGGCACAGCCTGGTGTGGCAATACCATACGACCCGACAGATGGTGCGCCAATGCCCGTCCAGCCGACTCCTCTTCCTAATGAGTTATATGCTAACGAACAAACGGCAAAGACAGATATAGACCATCAATTAGGCCTATACGAAATGATGATGGGCAATAGCCAGGCTGCACCTCAAACATATAAAGCTACTATTAGTTTAGATGAATTTGGCCAAAGAAAGATTAAATCTAAGTTGGCTGATATAGAAGGTGGTTTAACAAGGGTTGCAGAGGTAGCAATACCTATGATGCAACAGTTATATACTACAGAAAAGATTTTTAGAGTTGTACAACCAAATAACACAACATCAGAATATATGATTAATAAAAGAATGTATGATGACAAGTCTCAAGAGATTGAGGTTATGAACGATATTACAATCGGTAAGTATGATGTTGTAGTTGTTGCTGGTTCTACGCTACCAACTAGTCGATATGCTGAACTTGAGTTCTATATGGATGCTTATGCTAAGGGATTAATAGACCAGCAAGAAGTGCTCAAGAAGACAGAGATATTCGATATGGAAGGCGTAATGCAACGTACAGACATGATTGGTCAGCTACAATCTCAATTACAGCAGGCCATGGAACAAATTAAGTCTCTCAAGGGCGATTTACAAACCCGTGATAGAGAGGCTGTTAACCTGAGGAAGAAGGTCGAAGTAGAGAAATTCGCAGCAGGGCTTAATAAGGTTAAGAATAAAGCCGAGGCAGCGGGCACTATCTATGGAAAACGACTTGATGACTCAATGGGTACACTGCGAAAAGATATCGCAGAATCCATAAAAAAAGAAACCGATAAAGGCTCACCCTCTAAAGAGGCAGCCAAAAGGAGAAAAAAGTAAATGGAACAAGGACAGCAAGACCCTCAAGTAGCAAATACTCAGGACACCTCCGAAGCGTTCGGAGCTCCAACAGGGACTGAGTCTAGTTTAACGTCTATCGAAGATGCATTTTTCGGTAATACTCAGGAAGAGGCCCCTCAAGAAGGGACACCCTCACAGGAGACGACAGAAACACCTGCAGAACAGCCTCAAGGTGAAGAACCTTACCAGGCTAAGAATGATGATAAGAGATTTGAATACTGGCAATCTCAAGCTGATAAAGCTAACTCAGAGTTAGCACAGCAGAGACAGCAGATAGAACAGATGCAATCTCAAATGAATCAAGTGCAGAGTCAACCTCAACAGGCAGAAGCGCCTAAAGAGGAATTTCCTCCACCTCCTGATAAACCAAAAAGACCATCTCGATTTAGTAGGAATGAAGCCTACGAAGACCCAGATAGCCCAAGTGCGCAATACTTGGATGAATTGGATAATTGGCGTGATGATATGAATGAATATAATCAACTTAGAGGCCAGTATGATACTGCTCTAATACAGGAGAAGTTTGATAATATGCAGCAAGAGCGAATTAGAGAAGCTCAAAGGCAACAAGCTCTTCAGCAGCAGAATCAGCAAATGAACGAAGTTCGAGAGCTCGTGACAGGCCATCATGGTCTTACCCAGGAGCAGGCTAATGATTTTATTCAAAAAATGTCAGACCCTAATTCAGTTTCAATGGATAATTTGGTTAAGTTATACTTAATGGAGAATGGCCAGGGAAACCCCCAGACAGGCAATCCTCCACAACCGAGTGAGACTTTTCAGCAGACTCAAAGAGCACAGCAAGTACCCAGTCCAATGGGAACTATGCCATCCTCTGGAAATCAGCCGACTGCGTCAGACGAAGACCAAATTATGGATTCTATGATAAGTACTTTCAAATCTAAGAATCCTTGGTAATGGGGAATTAACTGTCCTACTCGAAGGTTATCGTTAACAGCTGAGAGAGGATGAAAAAAATAATAGGAGAAACTTACTATGTCTACAGTTTATAGTAATGTAGCGTCAGCAACTGGCGCTGGAACAGCCTCCTTAGACAATACAAGAAGAGTATTTAACTTTGGTGATAGAGTGGCAGAGCTTGCTCCACAACAAAGTCCTTTCTTTGTGTATTTATCAAAGGTGGCTAAAAAAGCTACTAATGACCCTGTTTTTAAGTTTTTAGAACAGAGACATCAGTGGCAAAGACGTAATTTCCAGGTTAATATGGCTGGTAACTGGACAGTTAGTACAGATGGTAACGGACAAATAACTGATGCAGAGGCAGACAATTTAATCTTGGATTGTGGATATGACAAATATGGCAAAATTTTAAGTAATTCTGCTTGTCATTTCTTAGTACCAGGTTCTGTTTTAGCTATAGTAGACAGCGGTGGAACTGTTCGTAGAATGAAAGTTAATACGAATGCAGCTGTTGCTCATAGTGGAACAGATGGAACAAA